TATATAATTCTCTCATATCAACTTTATCTATTAGCCTATCTAAGTTTTTTCTCATTAAAATATCCTTGCCATTGATTATATTTACACATCTCTTAATGTTACTTTAAGGTTTGGGTTCCAAGTTTCTTTAGATCTCTTTATTTGTGCGTGGAAACTTTTATAATAATTTCTTCTTTCTATTGCTAATTCATGATAAAACAACTGCCTTAATCTGAAATTCATAGGGAAACCATATTTTTTTGAACGTTCTATCACAGACATTGCTGCCTTTTCAATTTTCTTAGTTGTTCTTTTTCTATTGATGTTTTTAATTAATTCTTTTTTATAGATTTCCATTGTTAATTTCCTTATGTCGATATGTGTATATAATTCTCTCATATCAACTTTATCTATTAGCCTATCTAAGTTTTTTTTTGAACTCCTTTATATTCTTCTGTTCCATTGTGATTACTCTATTTTTTCATCTATCTTTAACTTCGCGTTGCTTAATATTGATTTTAGATTAATACGCCTTGCGCTTGATTTTAGATTTAGTTTATCGTTTATTGCGCTTCTAATCTCTTCAGTTATTTTATCCATATCGATATATTTAACTAATTCTCGTATGAGGATTTTTGATATTAACTTCTCTATTTCGAGTTCCTCGACTATTAACTTATAATTTATTTCTTTAGCCATTTTTCTTACATCACATTCATCAATTATTTTTTTTACGTCTATGCTTTCTACAAATATTCTTACATCATCTTCATTCATCAGTACACCTTTTTGTGACAGGTTAACTTTATACATGCTCTAATAGTATCAAGTTAATATACACATGCAAATACCGGTTGGGGTCTTAGGTATACCATAAACTATTAAAACAAAAAAAGCAACTATTATTGTTTTATAACTCATAAGCTAAATCAACTTAGATCTTTCTTAATAATTTATAATAAATAATCTATAATTATATTGATGCCATCTTATCATTTGATTATAGTGTTCCACAAACAATTGTTTAAAAAACATCCTCACTAATGTTTCATATATCCATTAAACCTTCTATTGTTATAGATTTTTAAATAACAAATCAACAATGAATCATTAACCTATTGATTAAGCTAATAAAACATTGTTGACTTGGTTATGTAATTACTATTTCCCTGCTGCCACACCCTCTATTAGATCTCCACCTGCAGGAATATTGTTGTCCAATACCAAGGAAATTGCTAATTATTGGTCATAATGCCAGTAACTAAAAAAACATTTTATTGTTTTTTTCCCATCCTGCCTGCCTTATATTAATCATTCCCCCTCATCTGCCCATCTAAAAATTCCTTCCATTGCTCATCGGAATGAGCTATTTCGTATGTAGTAGGATTGGGAGATGGATCAATATTGCATCCAAGAAAGGTTAAACTTCCAATCAATAGTAACCCCATTAATAATAATTTTAAAATAATTCGCCTCTGTGTATTTGTTAATTTGAAGGCGCTTGCGTTGGTCTTATTACCTATAATCGGCTTACCATATAACTTTTTTATTCCAAAAAGAAAAGAAACAATATTAGAATAATTTAATCTAATGTATTTATTTTTAATTATATATAACAAGTTTTACAAAAGAAAACATAGCATTTGCCTATAGAATTTTAATAATTGCCAATGTTTTTATTAATTAATTATTCAGGTGCTTCTGAAACATTGCAACCCCTACAGGAAATAAAAAATAATATTTTTATACCAAATAAAAAAGCCTAGGTATCTCAAAAAAATGAGACACCTAGGCTTGCATGATATGGTATAGATTTACTTATTCGGGGTCATAATTCAATGATCTGTTAGCAAAGAGAGAGGGTTTATGTTCCTTTTTTGTTACTTTAGTTTCAATCATCTTTTGGTTTTCTAAAATTTGCTGTGTAAGTTTTTTATCTTTTTCCATTAATTCGCCTACAACCTTTTTTACTTCCTCTATGAAAATATTTTTTTTATGCACTTCCTTCTCTAATAAACCAATCCTCTTTTTATTAATATCCACATTGAAGTCAACCCTTAAAATAATTCGTTGGTTATCTTTTATTTTTGTTTGATTGTCACCTATGCTATCAATTAACTCCCTATTCTTTACAATTATTTTTTTATATATAGCAAATTCCCTGCGATCTTCACGCGTATTGTCTTCAATTGAATCAAGACGTCCACTTGCATCACGCAAAGGATTATCCACAAGTTCACGACGTTGAATTTCAGTTTTTTGCCATACTACCCATATCCCAAAAGCACATGCTATGCTAATAGCCGTAAGTACGGGGATAATAACATAAGTTTTAATATAACCATTGTCCTCATCTAAAGCTTTATTTATTTTTTCTCGTAATGAACTTACTTCTTTTTCTAATTCTTTTATTACTTCTGCTTGCTTATTTGCATCCATGTTAGTAGCCCCCAAATAATTTGGAGCAAAAATAAAAGATATGCAGATAAACGCAATAATGAAATTTCTCATAAACATAATTAATCCTTAATGTTAAAGTGTATCTTTATAGTAACATGTTTTTTAAACAATGCAAGTACTTTTTACACATAAATGCATTTTTTTTATAATAAATACTTTTAATTATGAATAAAGCTGTCAAATATTTATATATCGCGGGGGAAGGATTTGAACCTCCGACCTCCGGGTTATGAGCCCGACAAGCTTCCAACTGCTCCACCCCGCAATGTAGATATAATATATAATAGCAGTATTGTTTTATTATGTCAATTCCCTTATATTATGAATCATTAAAACTTAAAAAACCTAGACACTTTAAAATAAATGCCTAGGTTTTTATAATAGATTGTAATATTTTTATTTACATACAATCCTCATTATATGCATCTTCAAAGAGAATGCCGAACATTATGTGCCCGACTATTTTATTATTAATGTCGTCTATTGGCCATTTAATATTCTTGCTATCTTTTTCAGCTGCTATTTCCATGTCTTCAATTTCTTCCTGGGATACCACTGGAATCACACCATCTTCCCCTGGAATTCCTATTGCTTTGTAGTCAAGTTTTCTAGTCAGTATTAGACAATTAGGATGCAGGTGCTTTTCTCTTAAATGATCCCAATATAAACATCCCTCCACACCACAAAACATGTCATCTCCATTAACAATGACCCTGTAAGAAGAACAATAAAAACTCACGTTTGGAGTATTTGTTAATTCCCCTATTGTTCTTGTAGAACAAATTATTGGTTCCTCTATTTCTTGTATTCTATCTGTAGTTACTCTATATTTTCTAAATCTTGTTACATGTTCAACTCCAAGATCTACCAATACTTTATATCTTTTTTCAGCTCCAATCAAATTTCTCATAAATATAATCCTTAATGTTGAGGTGTATCTTATATGGTAGCATGTTTTTTAAACAATGCAAGTACTTTTTATGTATAATTATAATGTTTTTTTTGCTGGGTATGTTTAAAATTACTTTACATTTGAAAATATAATATATATACTTACGGTTAATTTAGTCTTATAATTTAAAAGACTAAAAGCGAATAAATATGTTTTAATGGATACAAGATGCCCATCAAAAAAAAGAAAAAAATAGTAGAAGGGCAAACTAAACGTATAGTTGCACCCTCCATATCAGGACCACATGATGCTTGGAAATTTAGTAATCCTGATCATGGCTTTCCAACGCTTCCTTGTAAACCAAGTAGCCTTTTCCGTGCTTGTCAGAAGCTAAATGATTGGGCATTAGCTGAATCAGTTGAAATGGTAACTCAATATTTTTCGATATTATTAAGCAGCGGAAGAAATGTTCATACGACAACCTCAAGAATTATGCAAAACTTATTGTTTTTCGCACAAGGGTATTCCTTATTTTTTCATAATGCAAGATTATTTAATAGCGAACTTCTTGCTTGGCCTCATGGAGCAAGGTGTCCTGCAGCGTATCCCGCTGATCAAGACGTTGAACTACTAGACTTCATCCCTGATAGACAAATCTTGCCACAAGCCGCAAGAAATATAATTTTTTCAGTATATTCAAAGTATAGCCTATATACTTCAAAAGAATTAGTTAGAAAAATCAAAAGTTATGAGGTTTGGAAGAAGGCATATAGATCCATTACTAAAGAAATGATCGATCCAGAAATAAGATGTACATTTGATTCAGAGGTTTTAACGCCTGCAAGAGAATCGGAAGAAGAAATAACACAAATGGCAAATAAACTAGAAAAACAATTTGCAAATAAAATACAAATAAACCTAACGTAATTTTATAACATAATGTCTTATGACAAAGGAAATAGTAAAATGCAAAAACTACAAAATTTACTAAGTTTTGCAGCTAGCAAAATTTCAGGTATTATGATGTTCTTTTCAAAAGAAGGAGTTAATGCAAGAAATACATACAAGGAAATAATTAAAGATATCGCTATAATAAAAGATATATTTGAATGTTTAACTGATTTTAAAAAGTATCATCAAGATATTAGTCAGAAAAAAATAGATGATTTACATGCTGAACATATTGGCCCAAAAACTAAAAAAAATCAATCAGAATAATTAAATGTATATGGCATCAGCATAACAACTTTGGGCCATCTTAGTTGTTATGTTAGCGCTAGGAGAATGATACATGTCGTTAGGAATAAATAAAGTTATATTGATAGGACACGTAGGAGCATCACCTTCAACTAATCTTGATCAATCAAAAACAATAGTAAGCTATTTCCCATTAGCAATCGGATCAACATATAAAAAAAATGATGAATGGATTCCAAAAACTATATGGGTTGATATTAAATGTTTTGGGAAATTAGCAGAAACTGCATTAAAAACACTTACAAAAGGTTCTCAAATATTTATAGAGGGAAAGTTAAATATAAATGAATGGACAAACGATGCTGGAATTAAAACAAAAAAAATAGAAATAATTGCCTTAATGATTAGATATTTATTTATAAAAAATACAGTTGGAAACGAAAAAGATTTAGAACAAGAAACAAATAAAGAAAGCGAAGAACATGCAAACAAAAAATTACCCAATCGTACAACAATTACAAATCTTACATACAATGAAGAGTCAGATGTACCTTTTTAGTAATAAATAAAATAATTATTATTGTTACTATTTATTTTAAATATATTTATGAAATAAATATTAACATAGTAACCTAATTCATCACAACACCGTAAGAAGCCCCTTATAGGTTTTTATAACCTATAAGGGGCTTCTTATTTATATGCAATTTTAAAAAAAAATAGATTTTATGATATTTGATTTTGCACTAAACATCGCTAGATCACAAGCCGACCCACATATTAAACATACTATTGATAGTATTATTAAGAATATTATTTGACCTTCATTATCCATTGCTGTCCTCCTTTTTTAGTAATAGTTTATTTTCTTGGAAATATTTTTATTTTTTATTGATGCACAGGTTTGGGAACTGTATCTAAAGCCTCTTTATCTTTTATTGGTGCTACAGGCTCTTCTTTTACAACTATTGTTTCCTTTACATCTTTATCTTTTATTGGTGCCACAGGTTCGTTTTTTACAACTATTGTTCCTTTTAATGCACGTACAATTGTTGCTGGACTACAACAAAATGCTCTAGCCAATGCTCTTATAGAAAGTCTTGGGTTCTCTGCCCTGCGATCCTTAATGTCTTCAACTTGTTTCTTTGTGAATAGAGCCCCCCTACCAAATATTGCACCACGTTCTTTGGCTCTTAATACTCCATCCCTAACTCGTTGTCTAATATTATCACCTTCCCATTCAGCTAAAGCAGCCAACATAGACATTACAAATCTGCCAAGAGAATTATTGCAAATTAACCCTTCAGCAATAGATGAAAATCCCATTTTCTTTTCAATCAAAAATCCTATAATCTCGTGTAAAGCACGTGATGACCTGGTTAATCTATCAAGTTTAGTAAATGCAATAATATTATCTTTTTTCATTTCATGCAATACATGAACTAATCCTGATCTGCTCCTATAATCATAGCCCCTTGCTGATCCATACTCAACACATATGATATTGCAACCATAGTTTACCAATTCATCATGTTGTGTTTTTAAAGATTTAAATTGGGTTCGTGTTGAAACCCTGGCATACCCATAAACTAAAGACTTATTATTTTTTTTTTGCCCAACTATTTTTAGTATTCTATATTGTTCTTTAAAATTTTCCATTTTATATTACACCCCTATTAAAATAATAACCATAATTTTATAAAATCGTTTAATGAATCAAAAACATCATAAAAATCATACATACATTTTATAACATTAATATTTAATCTAATTCCAAAAAATTCCCCGTAGGATTTCATGGGGAAAAAGGTATCATAATCAATACAAGGTGTTTCAGTTATTGAATTCATTAAATTACAGCAATCAATACTTATTCTAAATAAATCCATAACTTACCCCTATCATAACCATCATTATTAGAATCATTACAACACAACATATAACACATCCAATACCCAATATTGAAAATGAATGATCGCTATGTTTTTTCTTGAATATCCCTTTAACATATAATATAGCAATCAATATTAAGGATTTTGAGAAACAAAAACACAATACAAGTGTTTTACATACATAAAAACAAAAAAATATGATTGCCGTAAATGCATGAATTATCTTGTTTCCAATTCCCTCCTCCCTTATTAGTTTCAAAAACTCTAATTTACAATTTACTAAAAATCTTAGCCGTTCATGTTCCATTCCAACAAGATTATCAACTTGTTTTTCTAAATGTCGTTTTCCATTATTCATACAAACTCCAAAAATAAACATTATAAAACACTTATAACACACCTAATAAAAAAAACAAGCTATATCTTATTTATTTTTAATATATTTTATTTATGATCCATTATTTTTCCAGCAGTTATTAATATACTTGCACATATCACATCTAGCATCTTTTTTATCATGACCAGATGGGAGCGTGTTGAATTCAAGAATGAATTCAACCTTTTCCCTTAATCCCTGAAAAATATCTCTATCAAATTTTAAGTATTCATAATAATATTTTGATGTATTTTTATTTACGACTAATATTATACAATTGGCAATTTTAGACAATCCCATATAAGCTTGACATTGATGATCATAAAATCGCATTGCTGAATAAAAATCGAATTCTATTATTCTTTTAAATGATTCATCATCCACAATTCTGATTTCCACCAATACTTTCGTATTGTCATGAAACGTCATAACAACATCAGCTGTGCCTTTTATAATATCGTTTTGATACTCTATTTGATATTTTATGTCTTTAATAACTTTATTTTTAACCAATGAATCGATTTTATTAACAGCTGCTTTTTTATAAGTTGTGTCAATAGCATCTAAAATGGGCCTATCTTGATTTCTATACTCAAGCCATACAAATCTAATACAACTATGCGCAATTATACTTGCCCCCATATAATCCCTGTCTTGATGAAGGGGTGCAATTGCTTTCATTTTTTCCATAGATAAATTAATGTTTTTTTTAATAGACATTTGCTTTTTACTCCTCATTTAAACTCAAGTATTATAAAACATTTATAACACACCTAATAAAAAAAACAAGCTATATCTTATTAATTTTTAATATATTTTAATGATGATCCATTATTTCCCCAGCAATCATCAACATACTTGCACATATTACATCTAAAATATTTGTTAGTTCCAATTGTATGACCAAATGGGGCTGATTTTCTATTAATAACAAATTTAGCTTTTTCTATTAATCCATGAAAAACTTGTTTGTTAAATATTAAGCGTTCATGATAATATTGTGATGTATTTTTATTCACTACCAATACTAAACAATTGGGAATTTTAGACAATCCCATATAAGCTTGACATTGATTAAAATAAATTTGCATTGCTGAAAAAATATTGCTTTTTATTAAATTTTTAAATGATGCATCATTCATAGTTTTAATTTCTATTAATATTTTCTTATTGTCATTAAACGTCATAACTGCATCAGCTGTGCCTTTTATAATATCGTTTTGATACTCTATTTGATATTTTATGTCTTTAATAACTTTATTTTTAACCAATAAATTAATTTCATTAGCAACTACATCTTCATACATCTTGCCAATAGAAAATATTCTATTAGTTTTTGCATCTAAAATGGTATCATCTTGATTATTATACTCAAGCCATATAAATCTACAACAATGATGCCCAATTATACTTGCCCCTAAATAATTCCTAGCTCGACTAACAAATGTAGCTGCATTTATTTTTTCAATAAATAAATCAATGTTTTTTTTAAGAGACATCTGCTTTTGCATTTTTTATTTTTTTTATATCTGCTTTTGCAGTTTTTATTTCTTTTGTATCATAGAATTTATGAATCATAGAAAATAAGTTTTCAGCTGATAACGTAATATTCTTTGTATCTTCTAGACTATACACATTCTTAACATCCTTATACCTTAAACTTCCAAATTCTAAAGTCCTGCCCATTTCAACATTATTGTTTAATCTGCTATTTGAACTGTTTAAATTTTTATACGATAATTTTACATAAGCAACAATGCTACACCAACTCGTAAACACAGAAGCAGTAGTATATAACATAGCTGGGACTATTTGATGATATGGAGCCCCATCTATTGGACTAATTTCGCTTTCTTTACAATGGGATAATAGTACAATATTCATATTTCTTTTATATAATAATCTTTCTAATTCACAACGCAGCATTTCCATCATTAATGTTAGCTGACTAGCCCCACGATTATAATGACTATATATATCCCTGACCCCTACAGCCTTACATGCTTCAGATTTTCCAAACATTTCTAATTTACTTATAGTATCTATAACAATAGTCTTATAATTATGTTTATCTTCTATTAATGATTTTACAAATTCAATAGTTTTCCATAAAGATCTAGATGAAAATCTAGACACATTCAAGTGGTTTATATTATCTTCGACATTAACAAAAACAGGAGTTGGGAATTTGCTAGCAAAATAACTTTTGCCAACTCCATTGTTCCCAAAAATAAATATTTTTATTGGTATTTTAGCTATACCAGCTTCTATGTTTTTTATTGTTGATTTCATAATAAATTATCCTGTTAACAGTTCTATTTCAACAGACCCCTTTGCTCTATCAATAGTTTTTATTTTTTTATGTTTAACTAAATAATCAATAGATGTCATTATTTCATCTAATGTATGTGGCCTCATAAATCTTTTTACGTTTCTTAATGTTATAGAATTATCACTTAGCCTGTGTTTTTTAAATTTTATCATTTCAATTATTTTAGATAATGTTGCACTCGCATTTTTATTTATTTTATCTAATTTAAGGTTTTTTAATACATTGTTTTCTAAATTTCTCAACGACAAAAGAATTATGCTTAATGACCAATCTACCCCATATTTTGTTATTATTCCATTATTAGAAGTTAAATAAGATAGTCGAACTGCATATTTTAAGTAATCAGTAATTATTTTTTTACTGTTTACACATACGTTAGCCGTATCACTTAATAAATATTTACTAAATTTATCCAATTGTCTTTTAGCACCTGAATTGAATATATAATTATTTATATATTTTTTATTCAATATCTCGCGAACACTAACAATGTTGTCATTAATCAATTCTGGAGCTGCTTCTAAATCATATGGAATATTATTTTTTTTTTCTATGTCCTTAAAATATAAAAAACTACTAAATGTAGAATTCCCCATATCATCAATTGTTAAAACATCATCAGTTACAGCACTAAACCATATTAAAGAAATATTGTGACTATGGTTTACTCCAAATTTATCATCAGGAACATATTTATTTACAGCATAATGTCTAGAAGACTGAAATAGCTCGCATAACTCGTTTTTAACTAAATGAAAACTATGCTTCCCATGTGTGTTCGAAGATTTGTTGCTATAAAAAACATTAAAGTAATTTCCATTATTTTTAATTAACATACGATGTAATAATGAAACAGATTTAATTTGCCCCCTATGTATATCTGGCATCCCAAAAAAAGTAAGAACAGCATACATTGTTTTATAATATTGTTCTGAACTGAAAAAATCTTTAGAGATACAATGAGAAAAAATATTAGTATTTATTAAAAAATTATTGTTAACATTAAATAAATACCCAACAAGATTAATACAAAACATTAATCTTACTTCGCTAATAGCAGGCCCACAACATTTAATAAATTGTTTATTCACCCAATCAATTACTTTAAATTTAGATGTATTTAAAATTGATTTTATAGACCATCCCCATTCTTCTAGATTTTTGTTTTTTAAAATTTCATACAGTCCATGTTCATTCATATTAAAACTCTTTTGCAGCAAATATCCCCAATGCCCCAAGTACTAAATCATTAACATCCTTTTCTGTTGGCACCATTAAATTACCTATAATTTTAATAAACGAATCTTCAGGCAATTCCATGATGTTACTTAATGCTTTTAGTTTATAATTGCTTAACGTTTTTATTCTTTTAATTGATTTATATAAAAAATTGTTGATTTTCATTATTATAGATTTTTTGCTATCACTATCTGTAGTCTTTAAATATTCAATCATCTTTATGAGCCCCTCTTGCAAATAATCTCCAGTTATTATTCCAGTTATCATAGATGTCATGATAAACAAAATAAACAATGCAGCCTCATTCTCAATAAATCCAAATTCTATTGCTTGTTCATAAGCTAAAAATCCTACCCCTTGGGATAAAAACATTGTTACAAGATAACTTAAAACCACTGTTACCATGCGAATATTTTTATTTAGACTATTTAGCTTTTGGGTTAATGGTAAAATACTACCAGTTTTATAATTATGAGCAAATTTAATTGCATTTGATAGTTTTTTTGCAAATTTTGCACTATGCACAATTGTTAAAAATGAAGCAATGCCATGATATAAAACCGTACCTACAATTGTTGAATCATGGTTTTCTAGTATTTTATTCGATACAGCATACCCAATAAAAGCATTAGGGACTACAGATAACAACCCAAATATATATGCCATTTTCCTAATTCTTAAATTAGTTTTCATTAATTTATTGGTTATAGGGCTTAATTTTAGATTAGAGTTAATTGCTGAATATAATAATGATAATATAATTAATTCTTTGTTTTTTAAAACATTAATACCAGAGATGTCTATAAATGTTTTATTTATTTTTTCTAATTGTTTAGCATCCATATTCATCAAGCCGCACATACTTTTGCGAATTGCGTTTATTATATGTTTTAGATATTTTTGTCTTATAATAGCTTCTTTTCTATTTACAGAATAATAAGCCTTAATTAATTTATGACTTTTTTCACTTAATGTTCCTAATCCTGTCCCCAAAGCATATAACGGGAATACACCCCATTTTTCTAGATCACTTGTTTCTTCTCCAGGACCACCTGCTATTTCACTAAACAATGCAAATGATTCAGCCAATTCTCCAAAAACTATAGCTATAGCTGTTCCAGCTATTGTTACCTTATATATACAATTTATTTTTTGTCTAAATTGTTTTTTACTTAAAATTAATTTAACTAATTCTGTAATTTCTTCTTTTAGCTTCATGCTCATGGGAACAGATAACAATACAGCTGTCGGAATTCCTAATCCCATTCCTGTAGCAACACTGTTCAAATGATATAGACCATCTATATTTGCATTGTTAATAAATAATAACGAAGTTACATATGCTTGAACAATGCCCCCTAGAAAAAAACATGCATTTTTAAAATTAAATAAATTCTGATTTTCAGAAATATTTAATTCTTGCAATTCAGTTAATCCTTTCAATAAAGGAATCAATACTTCTATATCATGGCTTTCATGCTGCTCAATAATTGCTTCGCTTCCAGTGGATTGTAATATTAGTGGTTCTAATAATTCATCGTTTATTGGTTGTGAAGTATTTTGTTTTTCAGTAATTTCAACCTTTTTTTGTTTCATTGGAAATGCTGCCACAGGATAAAAAAATAATCCCATACAAATAATTATGCTTATAGCCTTATTTAAATGGACAAACATTTGTAGTTGCCTTGTTAGATTTTGGATTATAAAAATTAGCAATTGCACCAGTTATTGCCTTGGGGCTAGCAATTGCATCAGACTTATTCATATAAACATTTGCATCAAAAAAAAATAATATGGAATTTCTTCCATTCATTGATCCTTGTTTTTTTGATTGTTCCATATTTAAAATTTTAATTCTAAATTCAGCTGTTATACTTTCTAATCTATATGAACAGTTTAATGTAAACCCATCATTTATTTTAGTTTTAGAAAAACTAGAATACAAGGTAATTAAAACACATTTTTTTTTACTCTCCTTAGGCCCTTCAACATATAATCCGTTTATTTCCTCATAAGGATATTCTTGTGATTTTTTTAAAAAAAGATCAACGTTGATGTCTCTAGCACCTTTCGGGTTACCACTTTTCATTATAATTATTTTGGGATTAACAAAATTGATAAAAAAAACACTAGAACCATTTTTTTTATCCAAAGAATATCCACTCCCACTAATAATACAACAATGTTTATTATGAGGATACAGTTTTGCATTAATATCAAAAAAATAATTCATAGACTCTAATGATGCATTATGTAAACATTTGGCATATTCAGTTGATGATGCGCCTGATTTTATCAAGTCCATTTCATATGCTATCATGTGCTCTAAATAACAATAATTACTCATTTTGCTTGCTGTCTTGTAATATATTTTTTAAGCTTATTCCATAATTCATCAACATAAAATTATCTAATCTTTTTGCCTTTAAATTTGTTGGGTTTTTTGTAAAATCAATCAACTTATTTGCTATCTTTGGATCAGTAAAAAATTTTTGTAATGCAGTATCACCAAACAGCATCCCACCAACTTTGCTTATTAATTTTTTAGGAGTATTCATTAATGTACCAAGTTCCCTTATCATTTTAAATGTTTCACTTGCAATCCCAGTCCCAGATGGATTTATAGCAGTGGTGTTGGCACTAATTTTTTTAGAAAAATCAATAATATTATTAAATTTTTTATAAGACTCTGGTCCTAATAATTTTTCGAGTTGTTTTTTGTCCTGAAGGGTTTTTTGTGTATTACCTAATTTAGTATAACTAATATTTCCTTTAGAATCATACAATTTAGTAATAAGATCTTCATAATCTTCTATTTTCTTATTGATCATAAAAGATTTATTAACATCTTCATATATTTTTTTAAAAGCTGGATGTTTGGACCCATAGCTTTCAATATCTTGAGATATTTCCTGCCCCAATGCTTTTAATGCACCTTTATCAGCACCACCTTCATTCCCAAATACTGCATTGTTAATTCTTTTTTTATGCTCTAATAATTCATTAATTGTTATTGGTTTCTTTGATTTTACCCTATCAGAAAATCCTTTTAGCAATGGATGTGCATTACTCATAGGTGCCTTATCCCCAGATATTATATTAGCACGTTCAGCTTCTATTTTATCAATCATTTTAGCTGAATTCCTAATCCCAGCATGTGGCCGATGTTTAATTGATTTGTTTAAATCATTATATAATTTATTAATTCTAATATCTGTAGATTTTTCTCCTATATTACTAGAAATATTTTTAACTCCCTTACCTATTGCCTTTGATATTTGTTTATCTGATTTTCCTATGGCTGCACCAGTTTTTGGCAAGGCTCCTAATCCATCTATTAAAATTTTTTGGAATTTAGAAGGATTATTTAAGGCACGAGCAATTGGTATATCAACATTTAAAATATTTTTTCCACTTTCAATTAAATCAGTATCAATATTACTAGATATTGTTTTCTTTATTGAACCTGTGTTTACTTTTCTAAACATTTTTGTAAGCAATGTTCCAATGATTCCAGAAGTTACCCCAGAGGTGATAGCCCCGACATTATCTTTAATTAATTCATCATAAAGTAATTGTTGAACAGTACCACTAGCAACATCTGCAGGTTTCAAGGAACCACCTAAAGCATTTGTTACACGATTAATAACTTTTTCATAATTTATACCACTTAAATATTTTGTAGCTTCTTTTATTTCTTTATCACCATAACTTGCTGATTTGGCAATTTTTGTAGCTAAAGGTTTAGCAATATCTTTAGACATTGATTTAGCTGAATTTTTAATTATTTTTTTGCTCAATAATTTAGCACCACGTTTTCCTAATGTTTTTGCCAATCCGCCTACCCCACCAGATCCAAGAATACCAATAGCAGCTTCAATCGCTTTCCCCACCCTGCCTGTCTTGTCCGGTGCATCAATTAATTTATTTATTTTTCTTGCTATTTGTTCGCCAAGATATGGAAATTGATCTGATTTACTATTGGTTGTATAATCTTTAACAGCTAACATTAAATTTGCAATAACTGCAGGTGTGTCCAGTATTCCAGAAGCACCTCTAATTGCAGAACCTGCAATATTATCTTTTAAATATTTACCAAATTTTTTCATTTTATTTATAATTTTGCTATTCTCCCCACCATCTTGCAAAATTACATCATCAGAATCTCCAAAACTCATTCCATTTTTTTCTAATTTTCTTTTTATTTCATAAAGTTTATCTATAGATAAATCTTTACTTAAAGCAGGGTATGTTGCTCCACGATAAACCATGCTTTTTAAAGTTTTATCTTGTTTCATTTTATTTGCTATAGCTTCTAATTCTTCTAAAGATGTATTCCCATCAACAGGTGGATATTTTGTGCCGTTGTAAATAAATTCCTTACTATTATTATATGGCATTTTAAATCATCCTATTTTTCTGTTTCGCAAATCTTTCTTCGAGGCTACTGACATTTTCTTTATTTTATTCATGCAGGCTTTACGTTCTTTTGAAAATTCATACGCGCGTTCTCTTATTTTTTTCTCTGCCTCAAGATCGACTTTTTGTTCTTTTTCAATGCTATCAGTATCATATGGCATTTTAAATCATCCTATTTTTTTTTAAAAAAAATATTATTGTTTATCAATTTGATTATATAAAATATAATTAACAAATTACAAGTTTATTTATTTTTTTGTTTTGCTGCAAGCAATTTTTCGACATTTTCAAGATATGCCTGTGCCTGTTCACTCGAGGCTTCTTGTATATCTGCTTCGTTATCTGGAATTTTATTATCTAATGCTTTATCAGCAACATGTTCTAATTCATCTGCTTCACGGTATGCGTTTACATCATAATTTTCTTTAGCATCTATAAAATCTAATCTTTTATCAATTGTTGCAATTTTATGATCTATCTTTTTAGATACATCTTTTACATAATAATCAATATCTTGTTGTGTTGATTTTGTATTTGGCATTACATCAGTTATAAACTTAAATTCCTTTTCCCCCAGTCCAGACATATTTATCCCAGCACCATGGAATAATTCAAACATTTCCCTTCTTAACCCATTTATTTTTATTCTATTATCGCTGTTAAACCAACCTCTTACTCTTGGTATTCGATTGAAAGTTACTTTAATTTGCCCAAATTGAGCTACAACTGTTTTAGCTTCTATTAATTTTGCACGTATCTCCGTTAAATCAGCCTTAACCTTAACATCAGTTTCTGCTTGCTTAGCCGCCTTATGTTTCGCATATTCAGCATTTGCATCAATTTTTGATTTTTCTAGATTTTTATACCGATCTAACATATTTTTGCTGCCAAAATGATCTACCACATCAATTAATTCCGGGCTCCCATCATCACCTTCTACAAATATTTGACTAAGATTACTTGGATTTATTTTAATAAATTTTATATTTGTTCCAGTATCAGCATTATACCTTCCTATAATATTTGCAGCTAAACCAGCTTTTTCTTCCATATCTTTTGATTTTATAAAATTAACTATATATGGCATTAGCTGATCCTTTGCAGCTTGAGCATCAGCCATCTGATGTTCTTTTTCTTGAATATGAATATTTTCCATAGCTAATTCATCTTTCATTTCTGATTGGTAGCCAGACTCATATGTCTTTAAGAGATTTTTAAATATATTATTATCTTTTAGGTGCTCAGCAACCCCACTCATCATTGATCTAGTTTTCATATTAATATTTACCCCCACATACACAAATTTCTTTTTTTTTAAAAAATGGAATCGATAAAAATACAAATTAACATTTTAAAAAATAATAATATCAACAAAATACTAAAACATAAAATTAATACCAATTTCTTTTGCGTTCCATGCGCCTAGCCTCACGCTCATCATATTCTCTTTCACGTTCCTGCCTATCCAACTTTCTTTCTCTAGATCCAAGCATCTTACTTCCTACACCTGCAGCCACATCCAGAGCATCAGACAAATAACTTGTTTTTGGATCTTGTCTATTAGCACGCCTACTTTCATTAGCCATAAATCTTTGTGTTTCTAAATCACTGCCGTCTAGGCGCTGAAGCTCTCTAATATCAGTATAATATCTATGTTTATATTTATTCTGAAGATCAATATCTTGATTTTTTAATCTATTCACATATTCATTTGCTTTATATGCACCTTCTATGTTCAATCTTTGGTTCCGTTCGTATAAATCAGCCAATAACTGATTTCCACCAGAACTATTGAAATGACCTGATTGGCCTAACATGTTTAACAAGTTTCCAGCAGTCTTATTAAAACGCTCGTCTTGTAATTGTTGATTAACTTTTCTAAACGTATCTGTTTTATCTTCTATATTTGCAATTCTTGCTCGTTTTAAATCCTGTACTAACTCATCATTATCTGGAAATGATAAATTATTAATAATATTCTGATATTGGTGTAACTGATTATGACTTTTTCTTCCTATATTAGTAAGGCCTTCTAGTGAATTATTTATTAATTCTGTAACCATTTTACTTCTTTTTAACGATTTTTCATCGGTCAAATGTCCAGTCCTAACATGTCTTTTGCCATCTTTATCAGTATAAACTTCTCGTTTAAGACCCAGATTATCATTTACATATGAATTAAATTGATCATTATTAGAACTATTTCCATATGCATTTCTATACCAAGCACTAAATAATTTTATGGCTCCAACTGCACCTTGTGCTGCCAATGATGTAAGTAACGGATCAACCATTGCTTTGTTCACGATAAATGTTAAAGTCCAGAACCAAATTAGGAAACCCTATATATGTCACATATTTCAAAGCATCTATTGTATCTGGAAAATATGTTGAATAAATATAAATTTCTTTCCCTAACGAAAGAAATGAATCATATATTGCCGTTGACTCCTTACTCCCCACCACAGTCACCTCTTCTACTCTATTAATAAACCAATTAATTTTGCTAATATTTATTTTGATACTTTTCATATCAACAAAATCTGTGTTTGCCTCTAAAACCATAGCATAATTCTTAAACACTTCCCTACCATCAATTGTTATCGAACCACCCGCATCGAGGAGAGTTTTCCTTTTTGAAATGGTAGGGTAGAGAAATTTTTTATTCAGAAGGCCTTCTATCATCCCTTCTATTTTAAAAGACTTTAATGTAAAGTAGTCGTTTTCCAATAATGCTCCATTTTTTATTTTAATAGAACCAACAGCTTTTATTTTCCCAAGAACTTTTAGTTCTATTGATTTCAAACAATCTTCCGACAAAGCCTTATATTCTAGAGATCCTCCTTTAATTTTGCTGCCTTGAATACCATCAGCTATTTTAGCATCAGTGACATTACTATTTAATATTTTGTCTGTTATTACACTGTTGTTTGCTAATTTTTTACTATCTATAGCCCCCGGCTCAATAGTCATTGCATCCTTGTCTATCAGCTCGGCCGCTTTAGTAGCTATATCTCCAATTGGTTTAATTTCAATAGTCTTTTTGATTTGATCTGATTTTAAAACAAGAACCCCATCTTTAGATTCTTCTAAAAAAGAAAGCAACAATGATTCACCAGAAAGTTTAACAAAATCATGTAGATCATTTAATGAACTTATAATGTAATTAATATCACCATCCAACATATCAGCTGTAACTGGCAATTGCATCCTAGTCAATGATTCAAATTTGTCATAATTGAAAACATTGCTACCCTTCCATGATCCTTCGGGACGTTTGTAAAAAATCATTTTATTAATATCCTAATAGCTTAATGCCTTCAATTTTAAAATCACTATCAATTATATCACCAGATATCATAACAGTAAAGTCTAAAAGAGATAATCTTATTCTATATAATGAAATAGATGTATGTTTATTATCTAATGGGAAATGGAGCCCATTATCATTATGCCATATATTTAGCACCCTAGATCCCATCACATCTCCTTTGTCAACAGGAATAATATCTATGATATTATTTTCTTTAGTAATATCTTTAGAGATAAACATTTGAATTTTATTAAATCGTTTTAAATGAAAAGCATAATTATACTTCAAAACAGGATTCACCCATTTAACAACAAGTGGATTGTTTAATTTAATTGCTTTTGTTTTCCAATATATTTTAATAGGATCCCCATTATCAGTATATTTTTTGTTATTAAATAAACCATTATACATATATACATTATTCTTATTGACAAAAAATAACTTAGTATCATCAGAAAAAAAAGAATTAGAAAACTGAAATAATCCAGTAAACGCAGACCATAAATTTAACATTTTATTACTAATTGATGTAATAAACAATGGACTATTGCCAAGTTTAAACCCAAATAAATCTTCAGACAAACATATCACAGAACTACACGTTTTTCTATTATTTGAACTGTTAACATATTTTAATGTGTAATATCTCATTAATTCTTTTATTCCATGTTCTTCACTCCAAAAAATATCACCACTTTGATTAGAAGATTTACTCAACCTTTCAATTCCATTAATACTTACAAATACAATATCATTTGGTAATTTTGCCAATAATCGAGAATCGAATAACCCGATATCAATATTGTTATTCCACCTAAAATTTACGGGATCATTAGGGTTAAACCCGCTCCATATCTGTATATGCTTCCCACAAAAAAATAGAATTTTATTACCAAAAGCAACAATAGATTGCAAAAAATCATATTTATTATAATTAAAGGATAAATCTATATAACATAGACCACCTGCAGGCAACGACCACATTAAATCATTATTTGGTAGCAGTGTAAAATATATAGTCATATTTGCTTCATGGGCTATAAACCCAAAGATCCTATTTTTACACAAAAATATATGGCTTAACTTAGGAGCTTTCCCCCGCAAAAAAAATATCTTTTCAAAAGAAACTTGCATTTGCAATGTAGAAAGCTGCTTTGGGTCTTTTGGACGAATTATAAGACTTAAATAATCAGCCATTTTTGTATCATATATAGTTCCATTATAATAAGTTTTTTTTCTTCTATTATCTTTAAGACGTATTCTTGTTCCAGGCCTCAATACTAAATTAAGGTCATGAAGGTTATTTGCTAATATGCTTACAGCAAAATACTTTGCTGGAGAAATATCAGCTGGTAGGGCAACTCCATTAATTTTGGTAACCCCTTCGCACAGAATAAAAACATTAAATAATACTTTTATTTTTTTACCATCCCAATATATCATTGGCCCCAAACCATTGGCTAAAATCAAATGATTTTTTGTATTTACATAGGTGAAACAATCAAATGTTGGAATAACAAGCTTCTCAGTCTTGTCCTCATCCGTTTTTTCTTCACCATCTCTAGCTATAATTTCACTATTTATATAAGATAAGATCTGGCCCTCATATGTGTAATACCCAGTATATGGAGAGTTTATAATCTTATTGTCTATTTTTAATTGATTTGTTCCTTCAACCGATTGAACTTTATATTGGACAATAGACTCATCATTATACAATGAAGTATATACTGTTTTTGAATTTTTCGATAATTCAGGTAATTGTTTTAATTCAATAGGTTTTTTTTCTGCTACATGCAATATATCTTGAGTAATTCCTCCTGCTTTAAATTTAAATAATCTTAATATTTTGTATTTCTTCCCCAATGTACCAATAATTGACACTCCACCTCGCACACCAATACCATCATCTCTTGCAACCATATTTTCTAAATATTTTATGTTCACAGAATCTTTTGGATTTATCCTACCATTGCAATCAATGGACATTTCCTTAAAGTGTAACAACAGAAGATCTTATTTTGTTAACTACTTCACTTCCTTGTGATAAATACATGATTAATGATTTAAAACTAGATGTCCAAGATTTAGAATAGTAGCCAATTAATGTTGGATCATTAACATTGGTATCATGAAGTAATATTTGAAATACCAACCCATCCAATAATGTTTTATGAAATGCTGGTGGATATGGTATATCTATTGATTCAGTGTTTATAGTAAAAGGGGTAGGTTCTGCTATATATAAAATTGTTATTGAACTATCTTGCTTTGAAGAAACATTAATTCTTCTATTTGCTAAAAACCAATGATCATTTGTTGATCCAGGACTAATATGTTTTTTTTCCATCCCATATACAGTACTCACTCTAGGAATAATTCTATTATTGCTCAACACAGCAATTATTTTAAAAAAACTTTCGCCCATATTTTCCAATGTTCTTGATTCAATATTCAAAAACCAATTATACATTGCAGTTTCAGAATATATATAAAAATGAACCATATTTAAAAAAGTTAAATACACATCATCCACAGGTGGTTTTATATCAACCCCATCAAAGGCACGTAATTTTGCTAATTTTATTATATCGCTAACATCCATAAATTTTATGCCCTAAACTTTATATAATATCTTGTAGCTATCATCATTTATTTATATTTCAATATTTGATTGTTTGTTTTATCTATTCAAGCTTAAATATAACCTGAACTACTCCTACTGGCATTCTTACAGGAATATCTTTGCCGTCTACTTGTGTTGCTGCTGTTTTGTTTTTATCATTATATTTCATGCCATGAAAAACAGCGTTCCTAGCAATAGCTTCTACTCCACGACATTCTAACAGGGCAGTGCCCCTTATTGTGCCGTATTCTGTGACTTGCTTAACTATCATCGGGTCTCTAGTCCATGCTAGAGCCGCACCTTGACCACCAAGTATAACTGCACGGCTTATCTTACTACTGGTATAATCATAAAGGTCCAATTCTGGAACTAAATAAATGCCAATTCCATTTATCATCCCCTTATATCTAGCACCAGCTATATTATTAATTGAACCAGGTGTAGGGGAAAAAAAATGTTTATTAAATAAATCAAAAGCAGAAAGTTTTAAATATGCTTCCATCCCTATCAGCAAACTATATTCTTCAACTAGCCAAGAATCTCTCCTGTAGAATCTGATTGGCATTACAGGAAGATTTTTAGGTGTTGCGTTTTCGTAGTAGTCTATGTCGGCATCTCCCGACTTGACAATTGCTTCAACAACTCCAGATGATAATTTATAATGCAAATCCAATAATGGGTTAAATGTTGCTATATTGGGTTCAGCCAAGTCAACATTCAAATATCTAGGAAAAACATCGCCCTTTTCCGTCCCTACAAACTTATGAGTGTATGCTGCATCTCCAGTTAATTTTGCTTTGGGGAGAATGTTTTCTGAAAGTGCTTTTAAAATATCTCTATCCAAATTTCTTCTAGCTTGATCCATCAGAACTTCTTCAGGAGATATTCCTGCCAGAATAGGCATTTCATCACCTACAATTGGAAATCCTTTTTCGACAACAGCTATTTTGGAATCTTCAGTCCCAATGAATGCATATTCTGCACTTAATTCATTTTCATGTCCTGTTATTGCTTCATTAAGTGTCATACTTTGGGATTCAAAGGTATTAAATAATGTAATTTTAACACCACCTCCAGAATGTTTTGGAACTCTCATGACACAAATAGCAGAATTTGGAGATTTCCCATAAAATGGAGAAAATTTAGTTTCTGGTATATATTGTTTAAAAATATTAGGAGAAAAAACCCCTTCTGTTTTTATGTTCTTATAAATTAATTCTTTATTTGCCATATATATAATTTACCTTAAAAAATATTGTTATTACCTTTCATTTCTTGCTTCCAATATAGCACTAAAAATAGGATCTTTTTCGCTATTTGTTGAATTTTCATTAGTTGGATTATCATCTATCTTATATCCACTACCTATTTCAACATCTTTTATTTTTTGTTGTGCTTGAGAGAGTTTAGTTTCAGTTTCTTTTAGTTGCCTTTCTAACTCTTTATTTTCTTTAATCCCATCAAGAACATCTATGTTCTGCTCATTTTGATTAACTTTATCATCAATTTTACTTATTTTTATTAATTGTTTTATCCTATCACGTTTAATGTCTTCCGAGTAAGAACCATCCAATAAGCCATTATTCCTTACTAAATGATTTATTATTTTTCTTTTAAAAGAATGTCTGGAATCTATTAACCCATGATCTTTCATGCTATCAATATCACCATTTAAATTATCAAAAATTTTATTTTTTTTAACACTAGATGGGTTTAACCTATCTTCATCCATAAATTTATTTAATTTAGTAATTTCATCTTTTGAAAAAGCTCCATCATCTATTAAAACATCAATGTATTTATACAAATTACTTTTTGTCTTTGTCTCAACTCCAATTAATTCGGCAAGTTTTAATTCTATTTGCGCTTTTTCCTTATCACTAAGCAATCCATTATTTGCATCATTATTACGTTTTTTCATAAAAGCCTTTACTCACTGATATAACTTATAATATATAAATAAACATAGTATTATGTTCATTTATATAATATAAATTAATATAATGTTTATTATTATACATACTATCCCATTTTTATCAACCTATAAAATCAATTCATTGAACAAAAACAACTTGACATTCAATAATATATTTCATATAAACACATTATGTCACATCAAGAACAATATATAAAACTTTATATCAGCAAAAAATATAACACGTTAACTTCAAATGCTAAAGTACTATATCAACTAATGCTGGCAAATAGAAATAATAAAACATCTATCGCATTTATATCAACAAAAAAAATAATGGTTAAAATGAAGAGAAACAGAGATTCAATTTATCGCTATATGAAAGAACTAAAAGCTAATAACTTTATCCATCAATCTTATAATCAAAACAAACCTTGTTATTTTGTTGTAAATAGTTTATTTTTTTTGAAAAAAAATGAAAAAAGACACTGGATAAAATCATATATAAATTTGTATTTATCAAAAAATATTACTCATACTGCAATATCTGCACATAATATGTTTTTATTTTTAAAGAAATTTGGTGAATCATATGTTTCCTGTGGTCTAAAAGAAATTAGAAAACTTTTGCATATTAGCCCGAGAACAATAGGTAGATGTACTCATTTATTAGCAAAAAACTCATTAATAATAGATACTGGACGAAAAACAAATAGAAAAACGATATATCAAGTCTTTTTACCATGCAAAATCGACAACGATCCATCAAAAACATATAGTAAATATCTCGATTCTTGGAAACAATGTAAAAAAAAAACGTTAACTGAGATAAAAATAAAAACATTAAAAGCATATAACCAGTTTGTATGTTTTAGCCGTCTTTTAAGAAATATAAATAAAAAAACATATGCCAAAACTAAATCATATTTAACTTCACTAAGTAGTTGCATAAAAAATTTTAAGCTTAAATACTTAAATCTATTTGTTTCTTTAGATGAAAATAGATTTACAAAACAAGATTGTTCAGCACCATTATCCTATGAGGAAGTTAATTTATTAACTAGAAATATTACAGATTCGAGTGCATTGAGGCTAATATTAGACGAAAGATATCATTCTACATTTTATTACAAACATAAAAATGGATTATTATATAGTATATGTTATAATCGCATTAATTCGATGGCATTAACTTAATAACAAAAAGCATATAATATATGAAAACACAACCAAAATTAACTGCATATCAACTAGATCGAAAACAAAGATCAGATTTTGACTATGACAAACTTGAATCTGTATATTCTCAAAATCAAGAACAAGAATATGATTTAAAAGATATTCCAATAGATAAAAAAACACAAAAAACAGATTCTGTTGATAAATCTGATTCTGCAAAATCAAAAAAAATAACATTAGAATCTTTTGATTTACCTGAACTTATGCCCGCTATAGACCCAAAATATGTAAAAATAGCAAATTCCATACATGCTTCTATAAACAACAAAATTAAAGAAATAATTAATTCAACTGGTGATGAAGATAAAGCAATAAATCGTTTGTCTAACATGAACACTCAAATATCAGATACCTTAACATCTAAACATTTAGATGGTTTTAAAAAACAATATAAATTAATAAACTCTAAATTAATGGAAAATAATAAAGAATATGTAAATATTATTTTTTCATGTTTAAAAATAATGAACAAACAACTTTCATATATAGTATCAGATCTTCCTGAAATAATTAATGCTTATAGCAAAAAAGACTTAAACAGTTTTTCTAAACAAATAACAGAAAAAACAGCATTTATTTCCTCAATATTATTAAATAAAAATGAAATATTAAAATCAATGGAAAACATATATAACAACTCTTTTAATTTTGATCCTAAGAACAAAATTGTATCACCATATGGTTCGTAATTCAGCAATCCTATCTCCTAAAAACAATTTTATTTCACATATAAATAAAAAATAAATTTTATGCATTCTTTAATACAAGATAAACATTTTCAAAATACACAAGAAAGGTGGAGTTTTATAAAAACTAATAATTCTACTAATATTTTGAATGCCGAAATAGAAAAGTCATATGACCTTTATGAAGGTAGAAATTTATGGACTGATCAAGAATTATTGTACTTGGCATCTATTAATGCTAGTTCTGATACAATCAATCTAATAAAAAATATTATAAATAATTTATTAGGGATGGAATTAAAACAAAATAATATATTTTCATATTCAAATTTTAGCTCAGATGAAGAAAAAGAGTTAATGGCTAAAGCATTAAGTGATTTATCTTTTGTTTATCAACAAGAATTGCAAATGCCCAATATTGATATATTAAAATTAAAATCAGCTTTGATTTGTGGAATCGGATGGGTAAATCTTTATACGGATCCAACTGAAAATAAAATATGTTATGAATACATAGACCCTACTAATATGAGATATGATGCTTTAGATAAAACTGAAGATTTAAGTCAAATGGAGTATGTAGCAAGAATCAGAACATTAAATGTTCGAACCATAATTAATAGATGGCCGCATATTAATAAAGATAATTCTTTTGCAAACAGTGCTGATGCTAATGAATTTTTTGAAGTAATTGAACTACAATATAAAACTGATGCACAAACATATTCTGGAATTACAGATCATGGGCAACATTTCGAAACATTTAATAAAAAAGAAGCCTTAAATTTAATAAAAAATGGTGAAGAGCTCAAAGTTAAACAAAATTATAGAATCACCAGATCCTTATTTATACCAGATAAAAATACATTATTAGAATTTGGACCATTATATCCAGATATTCCTGGACAAGGATTTAGCTATATCCCATTCGTATGGGAAAAAACTCAAGGTGAAAATATACCACGTGGTGCAGCAATGGCGATGAGAACACCACAACTTACATATAATAAACTTAGAGCAATAATATTAAGTCATGTTGCATCTAATAAAGTTATAGTTTCACGAGAAGCGTTTCCGAATCAAACTTTAGAAGAAATTAAGCAATCATTAAATAATCCACAAGCTATATTGCAATCATATACAGCTAATCCAATTTCAAGAATTCCTGTTAATGAAAATATGGCAGGTGTTTCTAGTCTTTTAAGTGCTGCTGAAGCAGATGTTAAAAATGCAATGGGAATAACTGCAGATGTTTTAGGGGAAGCAACTAATGCTAGGAGCGCTTTGGCTATTGAAACTAGAAGTTCTAAAAGTCTAAACACTCAAATTTATGGATTTCACAAATTAGAAATAAATAAAAAGAAAATAGCCGCTTTATTAATGTTATTAATACAATATAGCCATAATGATGAATTAAAACTGGAAACATTAGACAAAGAAGATAATAAAGCGATGATGGTATTCAATACTCCAGTAACATTAAACAACAAAAAAACTATTGAAAATAATATTAAATATATAAAATTACATGTTATTATTGACCCAATGGGCGGATTTCAAAGCAGAAAAGAAGCTGATAAGGAACTATTAAAAGCATTTTTAGCTAATTCTCAAGCATTTGCCTTAGCTAAATCAAAAACATTTTTAAAATTATTAGGAGTTGCTGACCCAGATAAAATAGCTAAAGAAATGGCTAACATAAACCGCGAATCATCACAACAAGAATCAATCCCAAATAATAATGGGAATAATCAACCTTTAGGTATTGAATAATTTTTTAAAAAAAAATATAGATTTTATATAATATTTAATTATTAATATGTCATTTATTTTTAATTTATGATGCTTAGAAATAAATGTTTCAATATTTATACTATAAGAAATTATGTATTTTGAACATTTTTGCTGCGATGTCTAATGATGTTGTTTTGTTTAAAAAAGGTAGCGTTATTTCTAAAACGATTCCACATAATGAAATTATTATCAATATGATTATTAGCCATTTCATTGTTGTAATCTCTTTTTCGGCAATAGTTTATTTTCTTGCAAATATTTATATATTATGTTAACTTGTGTTTAAGGTTTTGTCAAGTTTAATTAGTTAAAAATTTTAATTGGGGGTGTTTTTGGATTCGATACAGTATTGAAATTTATTAAATGCATATCAATGGGTTTTATAGTATCCTAGTCTAAAAACTATAAACAATAAAAGCAGAAAATATGTTTATGTGGAAATCCAACAACAATGGATATTCTATAGGCGCAATGGCTTAATAAGCTTTTGTAGCAAATTAGATCTAAAATTTTTTAGTTTTGGAATTATTCTAATAATAAATTATAAAATAGTTTTTACAGCATTGGTTAGTGTAAAAATGAAAGCTAGACTAAATCACAAAATATATTGACTTTGTCTTTAGGGTTAATATGTTTTTTATTTAATAATAAATGACTAAATATGTAGATTTTAATTTATTTTGTATTGTACACGCGGGTTCAAATCCCGCCACCTCCAAAAATCATACTATGCAATAAAATTAAAAGATATATGTATTAAAAATTTCTAAAAATTGTATTATATTTTGCATCTTTTTTAAAGATATATATTTATCACCAAATCTTTGATTAAAAAAAAACAAAGTTTTAAAGAAATATTTGCTGGTTATCTGATTCATTCAAATGTAATAGATTGTTGTTTGTAATGCAAAAACAAAATAAATAATATGCAATATAAAAATATGCTTGCATTTTGTTTGCATATGGGATATGGTTTTAAACTAAGATAAACGATATGACTCATTACTCATATTCTTCAAGAAGAGTAGCTTAGGCTACTCTTTTTTTTTTGCTAAAAATTAAATTATTGGTGCTTCAGCTTTTTCACTATTCATCGCAAATGTTAATTTGCCGTTAGCTTTATCAACTAAATTAGCCAATGTAACAGCTAACTCATTTACATATAATTTATCAGCATCTGTTTTAACTTTTTTACTATTTATTTCATTTATAGTTTTGAATATGGCAGTGATTAAGGTACAGACAACATCAACTGTCATTAGTACTGTTTCAGAATATGCTTGATGCATTGTTACTTTGTTTTCATCTGACACACTGTTATTCTTAAATATTTGAACCCACATAATAATTCCTATTTGTTTAAATTGTTTTTATATAAATTTATAGCTTTTCAACTATGTATTAATTGTTTTTTTTATTTAAGGGTTATGGGTTTACTCCTATACTAAAACCTTCCCAAAAATTATTAATTGCTGTTGAGTTTTGTACATCATCCACTATTAATTTATAAATAGACGCAAGTGCTTTATCTATTATAATTTTATCCGCTGGAACTGCATAGTTCAACCCATTTAAAGATTTGAATATTGACGTAACAGAAGACAATACTCCTTTTGTAAAAGTTACACTTGAAGTAAATAAAGGAGTTAATTTTTCAAATATATTAACTTCTAGCTCTGCTGTTACTCCAGTAATTTCTGGTCCATTTGTCATGTTTAAATTTCCTTGTTATTGTTTGTTTATTTTTGTGTTGCTTTAATTTCAATATAATTTTTGTTATGCTGAGCTTCGATTTTCAATAAATAAGCGATGCATTTTTGCCATTCTGCAGCTTCTTTTGGGTTTTTTTCAGCTAATGCTGTCATATAGCGTTCATTAGCTTTTATTAAAGATGCATGAAATGATCTATATGTACCCTCATATGATTTAGTCATAATAGAAGATGTTGAAGCATTAGTCATCTTCTTTATTTGTTCCACAAAGGTATTTGTTTTATCTACAATAGTTTTATTAAAATCATTTAATGTATCAGGCATTATAAAGACCCAATTTTAGATATAATACAATTAGCATAATCAGCATCAACTATTTCTTTGGCATTAATTTCTTCTGTGGTCTTAGACATATAATTATTCAAAACTATACTAAAAGTCATTGAATTTATAAATTCTATAGATTTATTTAAACCATTAATAATAGATTTTGATGACTTTGTTTCTTCACTTATAACCTTATCTATCCCTGGAGTTCCATCTTTAGATTTATTTAATGCTTGATCTATAAGAAATGGCATTTAATTCCTCCTTATTATACTATGTCGCTTACACCAGTTGTATCCTCAACAGGAGCTACTGGAGCTTGTGGTTTAGCTCCGTTATCCTTTTTAGGGATAGGAGCAGGTTCTGATTTTATTGTTATTGTCTTGGATCCATGCCCATTTGAATTAAAAAATCTATTTGCTGCATAAGATCTTTGTTGTGAATATATACCATTAGTTTGTATAATATTATTTATTAATACGTCCGATGCTACCTTAAAATATGATAGGCTGGATTTATTTAAAGCTATTGTCTCACCTGAAGATATCAAGAATTCTTTTACTATAGACTGTTCAACCAATTTATAGAAATTATCATTTTGCATTTTCCATCCTGCCTATTATATTATTAAGTATTTATATTATTATTTTGCTGAGTTTTCTGCTGAAATACCTTGTTTTTGTTCAGTCAAGGAAGCAACATTGGCATAACCGGCTGCATCAGCTTGTAGCAATGGGTCTAAAGGTGCATCTGCTATAGATTTTTGGTAAGCATCCATTGAGTTTGCTTGCACAGAAGCCTCAAGAGCCACTAAGTTATTGGACATTGTATTAGCATATCTTTCTTGGTCCGCTGCTCTTTCTTGTGCATTTAATGTCCATATTTTGACCAACTCCCCCATTAATATAGAGTTTTCTGTATCTGTTGTTTTTGAATTTACTACTTTTGAAGCCATATTATTCTATTATCCTGTTATTTGTAAGTTTATTTAAATTACCCGCCATATGGGTCTTTAGTTTCAACGCTGCTGATTTTATCGTATAATCTACCTAGTCCCATCATTTGAAGAGATAAGGATTTTTTAGCGTAAGCATCGTTTCTTTTGTAAATTAATGTATAGATTTGACGAGCTTTTTCTTGAGCTGCAGTTGCTAATTGATTAGTATGAGCACTTGCTGTGATCATTCTATTCACTAATATTTCTTTTGTTGTTTTATAATAGTTTGATCTTGTTTTGTCTAAATCGTTGTAAAACAATCGACCTGATCTGAAAGTTATTTCAGTTATGTCATCACTTTGTTGTTCTAAAGTCATGTAATTCCTCCATAGATAAATAAAAATTATATTTTACTTATCCCCTGGATAGAACGGAATTACTGATTATTGTAATGAATTATGATATTTTGGATATTTTAAGATATGTCTAGGCCAACATTGATGCTCTTAACTAAGGTTTCATAGTTGTTAGCATAGATTTTGCCTGATAATACAATATATCTTAGACAATCCATTAGGTGATCATGTTTTTTTATTGGGGCACCGTTTTTGTCACGATGATATAATAGCATTTCTGCTTTAAGCTGATTACAATTATTAAATATTTTCAATGAACCATTTTTTAATTTTTGTAATACATTCATTATGCCAAATTCTTTTAAATTATTAGCCTTATATAAAAATGGGATCCCAGCTTCTCTATACAGTTCTATAAAATTTCTACCATCATGTTGAGATGAATAAAAACCAGATGGGTCACATACCCCATTCATAACGTTACATCCAAATTTTATTAATGTTTGAGAATGTTCAAAAGGTGTTTTTTCTACCACATAATATTCTTTGTATACGTATATATTTTCACTATGAATATCAAGTGCTGCAAATAATACTGCTGTTGGATTTTTCCACCCGAAATCCATACTAAACACTAAACTTGAATTATTGGCTAATTTAATTGGTTCTATAAATACTTTATCTAAATTTACTGGATATACAAGTCCAGATTCTAAATGAGGGATCCCCATTATTCTAGCTTTAGTTTCATGTTCTGGTAAATTTTTAATCATTTCATCTTGTTGTTTTGTTGATAAATATGGATTATCAGACCATGAAGCTTGTAAATATACCATATTATTATTTACAATACCTTCTTTTTTATCTTTTAAAAATGATTCTAAAAATAAAGTCATGCCTCGCATTGGAGTCATTGTAATTAACATCATTGATTTAGCTTTTTTTTTAAAATATACCAATCTAGTTAATGCTTCAGTAAATAAATCTAGTGGCATTTCTTCATCAAAATGAATTATATCTTTAGATAATCCCTGAAATTTAGCGCTGCCTTGATCTGATGATCTAAATGATAATGTTGAATAACCACCAGATATATGTTGAATAGTTAATGTATCCACGGCACCAGCTATGCCGCCTATCATTGTTTTTTTTAAAACAAGATGTTCTGGAATTAAACCTAAATTAATTCCAGCCCTGCCAATATATTTTTCTTGTTGCAAAACATCTCGTGTTGTTTGCGCCGTAACCCCTACTACCAATGCTTCAACTGGGTTGCTATACTGATATCCTTCCCACCACTTTGGGTAAATTCCCGTGGTGTGCATAGCAACCTCAGCACAGGCACATAGGGTTTTTCCAACCCGGTTTCCTGCTAAAAATAATCTCACCTTTGCAGATTTTCCAAGGTTATGAAATATTTTTTGTTTTTTATGTGGCGCATAATATCCATATGCAAATTGAAAATCATGAATTAATGCTTTTCTTAAATCTTGTTCCCTTATAGAATTTATGTTTATATTGTTTTGCTTTAATTTTTTAAAAATATATTTATATGCTTGGCTCTTTGTCATAGTTCAATACTTCACCCATTTTTACAGATGCCGCAAGATCTTTTTTTGTTTTTTTATCTGCTGTTTCTATGATTTTTTGTAAAATACCCATGAACTCATTTTTGTGAATATCTTTTTTAATGCCCAAATATGATGCTGCTAAATATGTAAATATCCCTAAATTAGTATGTCTCCATAATCTTCTATGCAATGTAGTTTTAGCCTGTAATTTACCAATTACCAATGACTCTTTAAATTGTGGATTATTTTTAATTTTTAATTTAAATTTTTTAGGAGTTAATCCTAATTCAGCTCCGATCATCTCATCGGTAAGCCCTTCTTTAGCTAAGGATGTTATTTGTTTTGCTAATTCTTCTGTATTGTTTTTTCTCATATAAATATGTAAATATCCCTAAATTAGTATGTCTCCATAATCTTCTTTCCAATGTAGTTTTAGCCTGTAATTTACCAATTTCCAATGACTCTTTAAGGTTTGGGTCCCCAGTTTCTTTAGCGCTAGAGTATAGATTTTTGGTAAGCATCTTGTGCATCTAATAATAAAATTTCTGTTAATAATAAAATTTCTGTATTCATACATAATGGTCTTGCTATTGCTTCTTCTTGTGAATTTAATGTCCATATTTTGACCGACTCCCTCATTAATATAGAGTTTTCTGCATCTATTGCTCCTTCTTGTTCTGCATCTGTTGTTTTTGAACGTTCTATCACAGCCATTGCTGCCTTTTCAATTTTCTTAGTTATTCTTTTTCTATTGATGTTTTTAATTAATTCTTTTTTATAGATTTCTATTATTAATTTCCTTATGTCGATATGTGTATATAATTCTCTCATATCAACTTTATCTATTAGCCTATCTAAGTTTTTTCTCATTAAAATATCCTTGCCATTGATTATATTTACACATCTCTTAATGTTACTTTAAGGTTTGGGTTCC